CATTCTTTGCGGCAATCTTTTTAGAATTGACGACCATAACGCCGCCAGTCTCGCCATAAATAGAACGAATATTGGTGATTCCATCAATATCGTTCCAAATCTTAAGGATTCCCTCCAGGGCAACTTGCATAGCACGTGCTTTGCCGCCACTAGGTGAATCTGCAATCTGCTTTAATATGCCACCAAGAGTCTTTGGTGCCTCATCTCCAAGCGGTAGTGCCCAGGCAAATCCATTTAGTTTCATTGAATCAGAGGCATTAACCTTGCTGATTTCATCAAAAACTTCACGCACTTCAGGTGCAAGTTTGCTATCGGTTTTTGCAGCCTCAATCCACTCTTCGAACATAAGTCGACGTGAAGTTTCCTGCTGTTTTAATTTTGCAGGAAGTTTAGATGCATCTTCCGATAAATCTAAAAACTTGCTAAATCCTTCTTTGCCTGATAAAGTTATAAAGTACTCATCAAAGTTATGCGCACCAACAGATATCTTTCCTGTTTCTGGAATTTCATCAAGAACGATATATCCGTCAGTGAAACCAAATGTATTAGTTGGTTCAGTAGTCAACTTATCTATAGCACGTACAAGTTCACCAGAATGCGTCTTAGGATTATTAAAAATATAATTTACAAGATTCTGGTCCTCAAGAATACCCTGTGCTGCTGGGTCTTGTGAGAATGCTTTATATGAATCTTCTTGTACGTTGAGTAGTTTACTCATTTTTGGCTCTAAAAGAGCGTAACGTTCAGCCTCAAGTCTTTGTAATTCTTTGGTTTTTTTCATCCAAGGAGTTACATATCGCTTAGTGTACTTGCCATAGCGTTGCTCAAGGTCGTCAGCCATGGCTTTAATCTCTTCAGTTGTCTTTTCTGCGCGAGCAACTGGGCTAAAAGGCTCTGCAATTTTCTTAAATTTTGCTGCTTCCTTACCTCCGGTAAGAATTGCCTTAGCAGAACCTGCGCCAAGCCATGTAGATGGGTCTAAAGCGATGTTTAATGTAGCATCAACTAGACCAGAAAGAATTTTATATCCAGTTTTATCTGGTGCAGAACCTACGGATTTAGCAACAAAGCGTCCAATTGTGAATGATTCGCCATTTATCTTACCGTAAGCACTCATAGCCTTAGCCTGTGCCTTACCAACACGGCTTTGTGGGCTTATGAAAAAGCCTGCCCCAGTTTCTACGCCAGGTTTTCCTCCAAGCACATCAGAAACGAGTGCTCCGAGTTGGGTATTTTTTCCACCCAGGGTAGCCAAATCCTTAAAGAATAAAGATAAATCTTTTTCTTGAGCAATATCTCTTGTTAAAGTTGTAGCAAAATCGTATGGTGCGCGCAACGCAGCAAAACCAGCGCGAGTTGCACCCTTAAAAACGTCATAAACCTTACCAAAGGTAGCGTCAGTAATGGAACCAAGCAAACCTTTATCTTTATCAACGGTAGATTTAATCTTATCTACGTTAAATTGGTCTTTTTTTAGTTGTGCTATACCGTCCATTGATACGATTTTACCAATTCCAGGCGTATCTACGGTAAGTCCCTGTTGAACCATAGCCATAATCAAATCTTTGCTCATGCCAGGGTAGCGCGAAACGATTTGATTAAAATTACTATACATATCTGGCGTAAGATTTGCTACCGCCATCTGTATATTACGGTTCATAGCCTCACCCTGATTGGCGTACAACGCCTGCATCGCGGGTGATAACTTGGGCTTATTCAGTTCTGCCACTAACGACCTTCTTCGTTAAAACCATTCACAATGCTTGCAAGAATAGTTGAGGTTGGATTGGCAAGAAACATAGCCCGAGCAAGAACTGATGTTTGGTCAATAGCATCAACAGGTGTTTGTAATATGCTGGAATTACGCCCAGGACCGCCTTCAGCACCATCAGATAAAGGTGCACCGCTGCCTTGAGCAAAAGCATCAACACGAGGAACAGATGCTACAAGTGGATTACCGCTAATAGTAGATGTTTCTGCAACTGTCGATTCAGTTGGAGCGCCTTGAGATAATTCTTGTAGTTCTTTGCGCTGACGATAAGGACCACCTGAAGATTCAGAAATATCGCGTCCTTCTCGTTGAATCTTCTTAACGTTACCTAAATCGTTTCTACGAGCGAATCTTCCTGGACCACCAGGTACATCCTGCATTGACATATTTAGTCCTCATCTTCGTCTTCGTTGAAATCTACTTTACGGATTGGGTCATCTGGAGCAACTATCCAGTCTGGATACGATGTTCTATCCATCGCAAAAGCCATTGCAGTTCCTTCATCAAAACCTGCTTTTAAGCAAGCATCATAAACTTCTTTTGCTGCAATAGCCCAAAAATCAAGTTTAGTTAATACAGGTTCTTTTGTGGTTCTACGACGTTTTGTAACTTTTTTATTAGTACGTTTTTTTGTAGCCACATTATCCTCCCAAGCCTGCCAATATTGTTGCTAAATCTGGTGCTTGTTGAGGGACCCCACCAGAAGGTTGTCCAGGAGTGACTGGGGACGGGGGCGCCTCAACTGGTCCTTGTGTGCCTGGTGGAGTCATCTGTTCCTGCGCTGGCGCAACCTCTTGTTTGAATACAGCCAACGCAGCAGCCTCTATGCTGTCCCCATTGCGACGACGTTCAATGACGTCTGCAATCTTTTGTATTAGTGAAGATGGGTCTTGTCCTTGTGCAGCCATGGCAGGAATTGCCTGCGCTGTGGCGGTAATTGCAGCGGACAAGTTTCCGCGCATCTTTTCAATTTCAATTCGTTGTTCTTCTAGCGATACGTTAACGCTCCATGGAAGTTCACGGCGAATGAAATCCTTGGACACCAAGTCGGCTCCAAGTGCTTGAAGAGAGAAAATCAAGGCGCGTGATGGGTCAAGTCCAGCCATCAAACCATAACGTACTTCAATGGAAGTATCGCCTTTGATGTCTTTGGACGGTTTGTACTTTAACTCGTACGGCGTACCCTGCGCAACACCCTTGACGCTCTTTTCTTTATCGAAAAGGAGTTCATCCATTTCGAAACATGATTTAATTACATCCTCAAATGCTTCAGACAGAATTGTTTGACCTGCTTTGATTTGAGAATCAAACGCACCAAGAAGTGCTTGTACACCTTGTCCTGTGATGATAGATGCATCAATTGTTCCAGTACGTCCTTCAGGATAACGAGCGCCTAGGCGAAGTTCTCCTTGAAGCGCTGCTTGTTCCTGGAATGCTGCTGCTGGTACGTCAAGTCTGACACGACCAACACCTGCTGGAGTTGCTGTGCGGATAATTGCATCAGGTCCCATAGGCATATCAACAACATCGCCTGGTACAACTAATGGAGCCTGAATTGATTTCTCAGCCGCTTCCATAGCAAGATTAGCAAAACGCGCACGTGCAAGTTGTACATACAGCACATCATCAAACTGTCCACGTGTTTCTTCATCAAGGCTTGGACGTCTCGCTACGAAGACATTCATTCTTCCAAGCAAGTTAGGTGCAGCATTGAGAATAAGGTTGCCACGAGATGGAATATACAGAACAGTTGATTCTTTATCTGTATAACGAATCATCTCAATCATGTTACTTGTATCTTGGTTAAAGCCATCACGACCAAGGAGTGCAAATGCATACTCAGGATATTCTACAGCAAGTTCCCCTACTGTCTTAAAATAACGTTTTGCGTATGCTACGCAACGACCAAATCTATCAAACTCTGGATATGCACCAATAGGGTCTTCGAGGCGGATACGTGGTAAGTCTGTATCAAAATCAGGTTCTACATGTATTGGAAGGAATCCATAAGAGAAATACCAGTCAGCACCCCAGTACATCTGTGATTGTAACCGTGAATGATAAACATAATTGTTTGCAATCATGCTTCGCTTATCAGCAAAAGCACGTGCTCTATCATTGTTAACATTTGTTGTAGAGCAGTTAAATGATGGCAATGGTGCAAGAACTTCAGCCAAGTCACGCGCAGCGACATCGACAAAGTTGGCAACCATTGACTTATCCATGCCCTCAGGGAAGAGTTCAGGATAGATGCTACTCAACTCACCTTTGCGCACGGCAAGGATGTCCTGCATACGCGCATCACGTGCCGCATTGCGCATCTTAAGATTATCTACGCGCCGTGCGATAGAGTTGATATCTAAGTCCATCATAGTCCTATTCGTATGCTGACATCTCGTAGTCGTTTATATTCATTACGAAACGCTGGTCAAGTTGCTTTCTCGTAGCCCATCTATTAGTGATGTGGCTTTGATTGATGCTTGCGTTGCTTATCATCTCTCGTGCTCTTAGTTCGCAGAACCATAGAGCCATAACACAGTCTGTCTTACCCTTAGTATCGGGACGCCAGGTAATCAACTGCTGTATGAGAGCCTTAATGCCCTCTGATGTATCTTGGGATGGTAATTCTAATAAGTTATCGCCTTGATGAACTCCGTTGCGCATAGTGCCAAACAGACCGCTCATCGCTGCAACACCGAACGATGTATCCCATTTGTTCTTGCCTGTGAACTGACTAGAGAATCTTACGCCAGATGAAGCAAGATAAGAACGCAAATCTTCATCAAGCGAGTAAGCCTTTTGGTGCGCATTGATTTCGATGCGTAATTCTTGTGGTTGGTACTTCTGTACCCAGTCCTGAATTAAATCTTGAATCTTACCAGGTGTCGGGTCAACCATATTTACACAGTCAAGAACATATCTTCTGCGTGTATTACGGTCTACTACCATCATAACAGCGGCAGTATTACCAGACATCGCAGGGTCTAAGCCCATTATCGTATACCAAGAACCGCGCTCTTTAGGATGACCAGGCACTCCTGGTTTTAGAGGACCTCGCTTGCGCATCCGGTTGATTGAACCCTGGACGCACACAGGGGGAAATATAGAATCTTCTTGTACATCTTGTTGTTGGTAGACCAATGCCCAGGCTGAAGGAGAAACTTCACTCCTTCGTCTAAAGAGTGCTGGTCCGTCCCATTTAGGATATAAACCGTTTTCATCTGGAAGTATAGTTTCATCTGACCCCTCCCACGGTATGTGGCTCTTCGCCCATAACGTAACCCAGTTTTCTGGCTTATCGTCAAACTCTAAAACGGCTGGCATGGCAAAATAGGTAAAGGGAGTTTTGCCATTAGTCCAATGTTCACCTTTACGGATTTCTCTATAAAGGTCATTAGCCGCAATACGGGTTCCTACGATAAGCAGTTTACCGTTATCACCCAGACGAGTCACAACATCTCGCTGTAGCCATAGAAGTTGCTTTTCCCACTCATGGGCATTTGAGGTTGTCACAACGTCATCTAGGATGATGAGGTTGGAACGGGCACCAGTAATTTGACCGCCGATACCCAATGCTTGAACCGTTGGGTCCTTTTCGGTGGAGTCTCGGCTTAGATAGATTCTATCAGCCTTCCAGGTATCGGCGTCTTCCTTCCATCCACCGGATGAACCGTAGACGGCTTGGAGTTTGCTCCACCTCTCATGACTCAGCCGCTGTTTGATGGAGTATAGATACTCCTTAGCGCGTTCCTGAGTCTTAGAGACAATCGTAATTTTAACGTTAGGGTCCATGGCTATTCGATAGACACAGTAGTTAACTGTGATGACCGTGGACTTGGCGTGTTCGGGCGGCACGTTAATCAGTAGCCGTTTAGCACTAGAAGGTTCATAGGTCATAGCCGGATGTAACCAGGACGGCTCACGCCCCTCAAGTACATCAATCCAGGACCTATGATGTGGGAAGATGGGTGAGTCTAGAAACTCGGAAGAGAACTGCTCGAAACCTATCTTGTACTTGGCATCCCCTGTAACGATGCTGAGGGTGCGCTCGCCTTCTTCCCTGGCGGCTTCAAGTTCTTTGACGAACTTTGGGTCTTTCCGCCAGTCCTTCATCACGTCAGGCTTCCTGCCAGCCCTAGCAATAGCATCTTGCAGGTCAAGCCCTTGACGGACGAAATCTAAAACCTTGGCTTTTGCCTCACGGAGTTTAGCCACATTATGGTGTTCCCCACCAGCCTTAGCAGCCATATAAAACCTCCATAATAAAACTCCCCCTTCGTTCGGCGCTCCTTAAGAGCGCCTCACTACCCCCTATAAGATAAGGCAGCCCCTAAGGCTGCCGAGTAGGAAGGGACTCACTAGGGACTTCCGTTCGTCCCTTACATATATACTAACCCGTTCAGAAGGGTGAAACGAACGGTTGTACTTTGTTTTTGTTACCTAAGTCACTAAAAAATAGGACATAATAGGATAAACACTCGCAGCAAATACTGGAAAAATATTATTTGCGGAGAGTGTGTACTAGCGCCCCTGGCGCTATAAAAACTGGGGTCGCGGAGCGACTCGAAAGTTTTTTGCTTTTTCTTTCCGATAGGAAAGAGAAGTGATTTAGAAGCCCTGAAGGG